CAAACAGGTGGTGGAGCAACAGCACAAGATGGAGCAACAGCACAAACAGGTGGTGGAGCAACAGCACAAAGTGGCACAGATACTAAAGCAGGCGCAGATGGTGGTTCTAACGCGGATACAGCGTCAACAAGCGGTGGTCAAGGTGGTGGTGCTACTGCTGGAGCAAAAGGCGAAAGACGTGCTACAAAAGACGAAATTGCTAAATGGGTTAAGAAAGATGCCGCACTTGTAGATAAGAATCCTGCACTTGATGGTGCTATCGAACCAGATAGAGATGGTAGAAATATTGGACTTGTTAGACAAGCAGACGGTGCAGATCATATTTGGGTAGGTCAGACATGGACAAATATGACAACTGGTAAAGCAGTAAGTGCTGACACACCGGGTTTAGGAAGACCAGATCTTGAAGAACTTGCTAAAGAAATTCAAAAAGCAAACATTGCTAAACTTGTTAAAGATCAACTAACATCACCGGGTGTTCAAGCAAAAACTAAAGATGCTCAAATTACAAAACAATTAAAATCTAAAGCGGCAACAACTGCACCAGCACCGGGCGGTGCTAAAGCAGGAACAAGATTCCAAGACACTTCAAAACAAGGCGCTACCATTCAGTAATTAAAAGAATGGTAATCCGGACTTCTTAGTTGTTTCAAGATTATCGTCGATAACTTTTTTAACAATTTCTCTGTCCTCTGGACCAAACTCATATGCTTCTGTTAACGAAACGCCTCCACGCATATACCAAACAATTTTTAACGTATCATGTTTGATCTGTTTAGCATCGGCTTCGAGGCGTTTAATTTCCTTTAAGATTTGGTCAAGAGGCAGACGTGCTATCGACGTGCGAAAAAATTTGATTGATCAAACGAGATAGGTACTTCAAATTTTTCTGGAGCACCTGCTTTACGTTCCTCTTCATCAGTAATAACTGTAAGTGGCTTGATGTTAAACTCGTTCTTCATTTTTTCAAGATGTGCTTTTACAGCCTCAAAAATTTCACCATCTGTTCCTTCAAAGAAATCTCTAATATGATTTACATTGGTAACTATATCTTCATTTTGAAACTGTATACTAACAACCTGTTGAACAACCATCTCTAAGTTGTGTTGTGTTAGTTTTTGAAAACTAACATTAAACTTCGCTAACTTTTCTTCTTCATTAAGTTCAGAGTCGTCAATTGATTTAACCATCCTCTGTTCTTCAAATGCCTTTAAAGCCGCTTGAGTAAACTGTAGATAATCACTTGGCTTTAACATAAATGTAAAACCATGACTATGAATACGGTCTTCCCAAACTCTTGTTTGCATAGTATCTAAAAGTTCAACTAAGTTAACTTGATATTCCTTTTCAATCTTTGTGTTTGGAATTTCAGTAGTAATTGTTAATGTTTCTCCATAGGTTGCAATTCTAATTGCAACAAGGATTGCATCAAGATCCAAACTTGGAATTGCAAAACCATCTTTAATTGCTGGAATACAACTCTTAATCAGATTAACAGTTGATTGACCGTTAATAAGTGCGTCTGGAGTTTTCAAGACCAATTCGTCTTTTGCGGTCATTGAATAGACTGGCAACTCACCGTTTTCAGGCATATCAATTGAACCTTCCGGCCAATACTTGCCGCCTGTAGGCAATCTAAGATAGATCTTAGGCTGTCTAAAGTGTTTTGCCAGCGGGTTTTGACCTTGAGGCTGAATTGGTATAGGGCCTCGTGGTGTATTATTTTCTGCCATTTTTTTCTCCTGCTAAATAGTATTAGCACATATATTTATAGTGTATGATAAAGTGAGTACTTAATTAATGGCAGTTCAGGTAGATATACCAGGTTTTGGCGTCGTAGAAGCAAAAAACGCGGCCGAAGAATCAACAATGAAGGAAATACTTCGTGCCTTACAAGGCAAGGGGAGTAGTTCTCGCGGCGGCGCAGGCGGTGCCGGTGGTGGTGGTGGTGCTGGCGCACAAGGCGGCATGGCTGGCGTTATGCAAAAAGCATCAAAAAGCACAGGAAAATACACTGCCGAAATAAACAACACAACAACTGCACTCCAAGATTTTGGAAGAGGTCTAAAAATGATAGGCGGCATGGTTTCCGGCGCATTTGGAATGGCCGCTACAAGTGCCCAAGGGTTAGCAATGGAATTAATTTCCGGTGGTAACAGAATGTCAGACTTTCTTCAGCATATTCCTATTGTTGGAAATGCACTTGGTGGATTAACAAGTATGTTAGAAGGACAGGTTGATAATTTTAGAGACTTATCAGAAGTTGGTGCAGGTTTTGGTAACAGCGTTTTAGGATTAACCAGAGCGGCAACTGATGCTGGTATGGGTGTAGCACAGTTTTCAGAATTTGTAGGACAAAATTCACAAAACATGATGCTATTAGGAGGCACAACCACAGAAGGTGCAAAACAGTTTGGACAACTAACAAGACAGATAAGAAATAGTAACAAAGATTTCCAGGGCATGGGTTTCACTTTTGAGGCTCTTAACGAACACACTGTAGAATACATGGATCAGTTGGCAATGCAGGGCAGACTGTCTGGCATGAGTCAAGACCAATTAAGAAAAGGCAGTGAAGATTATTTAATGCAGATTGATAGACTTGCAAAAGTTACAGGTAAGTCGCGTAAAGAAGCAGAAGCACTGTTAAAGAAACAAAGTGCTGAAGCAAACGTACAGGTTATGGCAAGTAAACTGTCTGGCAAAGCATTAGAAAACTTTCAAAGTAATATTGCGTTTGTTGATTCAGAACTTCCTGGTTTCAGTAACGCAATCAAAGACATGGCAGACGGTGTAGCACAAACACCACTTGCACAAAAACTTGCTTCAACAATTCCAGGATTCCAAGATTTGCAAGTACAAATGGCCAACGGTAGTTTGAGCCAAGAAGAATATGCCAAGAAGATGGCGGCGTTTGGTCCACAGATTAACGACTTTGTTAAATCAATGGATCCTGCTATGGTTCAATCATTAATGGGTAAAGACGGCTTTGGCGAAATGATGAGCGGTATGGCAGAATACAACAAGTTCTCAACAAAATACAGAGATGCCGACTTTAAGAAAATGGCTGAAGAACAAAAAGAACGTGACAAGATGACCAAACAACTTGCAAACTTTGAAACAAAGATTGCTGAGATTAGAGCAAAGATTATGAAAGCCTTGCTCGACAGCGGTGTTCTTGATAAATTAGGCGACAAGTTTGGTGATCTACTAAAATGGTTTACTGATAACGGTGAAGGTTTAACAGATTCTATTGGCAAGGTAATGGAAGATGCCCTTGTATATATTGACGAGTTCGCAGGGTTCTTAAAAGATGCTTGGAAAGCGGCCGATGGCGATTTGGGTAAATTCTTTTCAACGATCTGGGAAGAAAAACTTGCTCCAGCATTGTCAAGGGCAATGGCAAGTATTGGTAAAATTTTTGGAAGTTGGTTTGGAGATTTCTTTACTAAACACATTGGAAAATTAATTGCTGGTACTATTGGAGCCTTAGCAGGAATAGTTGTAACCAAACTCGTTGTCGGATTGTTAGGCACTATTGTAGGAGCCATCGTGGGTCCAATTATAGCACCATTCCTTGCAATTGGTTTGGCATTGGCGGCAATCTTTGGTTGGGAAACAATTAAAAGTTGGGTAGGCGAAGCATTAGATATGATGTTCTATGTTTTTGAAAAAATAGGTGATATGTTTTCGTGGATATGGGAAAAGGTACAAGGTCCGATTAAATTTATTTGGAGTATATACTCGACAATGTTTGGATGGATAGGTGATACTTTTAGTTGGATATACGAGAAAGTAAAAGGTCCAATTACCACAATCTACAATGTTATTAGCGGAATGTTTGGATGGATTGGTGATACTGTAGATTGGATTTGGGGTAAAATTAAAGCATTGAATCCATTTAGTTGGTTTGGTAGCGACGATGATGAAGACGAAGCAGAAGCAAAAATTGCCGAAGGAAAAGATAGAACAGTAGGATTATCAGCAGAAGAAAAAGCAAAATTGGACGGATATGGTCCAGAGCAAGTTACAGCCGCTATAATGCCAGACGCTCCGTCGGTTACAAACACAAGCGGTGATACTACTATGCCAGACTTTTCACAAAGTACCAGTTCGGGCGGTGAGACAGCAACTGCAAATGTAAATAATAGTAATGCATTGGCTGAATTGATATATGAACAAAATAAAATACTTAAGGCTCAATTAAGTGCAATTAAGGGTCTACAAGGTAATTTATTGAAAGGATTAGGATAATATGAGTTGGAAAAGATACTTTACAAACGTACCAACTGCTGACAACAGTATGGGCACAATGAGTCCATTTAGTGGTCGCGGTGGTGCAGAACCTGGTCCTGCTCGTTCAAATTATTCAAGTTATCTTCCAGACGTATATGTTGGATCACCAAATCGTGTTGAACGATATGGTCAATATAATGTAATGGATAATGATTCTGAAGTCAATGCGGCTTTGGATATTCTTGCAGAGTTTTGCTCTCAAAAAAATCCTGCTAACCACACAAGTTTCAATTTACACTTTAATAACAAAGCAACAAATACCGAAGTTAAAATATTAAGCCAATACCTACAACAATGGAGTAAATTACAAAAGTTTGATACTAAGATGTTTCGTATCTTACGTAATGTATTCAAATACGGAGATGCATTCTTTGTAAGAGATCCAGAAACTAAAAAATGGTATTATGTTGATCCTGCAAAAGTTTCTCGTATTATTGTAAATGAATCAGAAGGCAAAAAACCAGAACAGTATATCATTAAAGATATTAATTTTAACTTTAGAGATCAAGTAATTACCGATCCTTATGTTACATCAGGAAACGTAACAGGCGGTGGCGCTTCACAACCTGCTACAGGTTATCAAAGTGGTGGTGCACAAGGTATGGTAGGAAATACTGGAACTTCACAGGCAGGTTCAAGATTCCAAACAGGACAAAGAGAATTTGCAATTGATGCTGAACACGTTGTACACTTATCATTATCAGAAGGATTAGACAACAACTATCCATTTGGTAATTCACTATTAGAATCTATTTTTAAAGTTTACAAACAAAAAGAATTACTTGAAGATGCTATTATTATATACAGAACACAGAGAGCACCAGAAAGACGTGTGTTCTATATTGACGTAGGTAATATGCCATCACACTTAGCAATGCAGTTTGTCGAACGTGTGAAAACAGAAATTCATCAAAGACGTATTCCAAGTAGCACAGGTGGTTCTACGAGTGTTGTTGATAGTGCATATAATCCACTGTCAACTAACGAAGATTACTTCTTTCCACAAACAGCAGAAGGTAGAGGATCTAAAGTTGAAACATTACCGGGCGGTACTAACTTAGGTGAGATTGATGATCTTAAATATTTTACAAACAAACTATTAAGAGGGTTACGTATACCAAGTTCTTACTTGCCAAGTGCGGCACAAGACGAAGGACAAAGTCAATACAACGATGGTAGAGTTGGCACAGCATATATTCAAGAACTACGTTTTAACAAGTACTGCGAACGTTTACAAAATCTTATTACAGAAGAATTTAACCAAGAGTTCAAACGTTATTTGTTAGAAAAAGGTGTTAATATTGATATTAGTATGTTCGATCTTAAGATTGAACCACCTATGAATTTTGCAAGTTACAGACAATCAGAACTTGATAATGTTAGAATTCCTACATTTACACAAATCCAAGCAATTCCGTTTTTATCAAATCGTTATGCAATGAAACGTTTCTTAGGTTTAAGCGAAGAAGAGATCGCAGAAAACGAACGTATGTGGCGTGAAGAAAATGATGAAAATCTTAAACCATTACCAACTGATGCCGCAGGCGAAATGCGTGGTGTTGGTATTAGTGGTGCAGGAATGGACGCAGACATGGGCGGCATGGAAGATGTTGATCCTGAAGCAGAACCAGCACCAGTTGATGGCGGCGCAGGCGCGGCACCTGATACAACAACAGGTACACCTCCAGTAGACGGCGGAGAAGCACCTCCAGCATAATAGGACTAAATAGTAATATGATATTGAGAGAATTATTTTATTTTGACAAAGAAACTTTAGAGCCGGTTGAGGACAAGTCCTACGATCCGCAAGACGATGAGTCTGTAATTAAAGTAGATGATACTCGCAAAACAAGATTAACACTCCGTCAGATTAACAAAGCACGTAGAGCATCAGAATTTCACAATGAAGAAAATCAAAAAGAACTTCATTTTGTAAGACAGATGTATGGTATCGCCGCACAACCTGAAGTTTAAGGGAGTTTAACAAATGTCAACGGCGTTTGTTGTTGGTAACGGCACCAGCAGAAAAACAATCAACTTACAACCTCTAAGAAACATCGGACACATTTACGGTTGCAACGCTCTTTACAGAGAGTTTGAACCTGATCACCTTGTTGCTGTTGATGCTAAAATGATATTAGAAATAGCAAAAACAGGCTGGCAAAAGAAACATAAAGTATATACAAACCACAATAAAATGTTTGCAGATATACAAAATCTTAAAATCCTAAATCCGTCTAAAGGATGGAGTTCGGGTCCTACAGCGTTGGACTTAGCAACAGAACACGGCAACGAAACAATGTATATTTTAGGCTTCGATTTTAAAGGTACTACAGGCTCGGGTAAAGCAGGAGACCTTGTAAATAACCTATATGCAGGCACTTTTAACTACAAAAGACCAACAGATCCTGCAACATACTTTGGCAACTGGGAACGACAAGTTGGCATTATATTGCAAAGAAATAGCAAAAAAAGATATATAAGAGTAGTAGAAGAAGGAGACATTTTCGTACCTAAAAGTTTACAAAAATTCTCAAACCTATCACATATTACAGTTGAAGAATTCAAGAAAAACTTCAACTAATCACATTCGGGTTTCAAAATACTACGTTTTGAGCCTGTTTTCCACGTATATTTCCAATTATATGTAAATATTATTGACAGCCTTACCATATATAAAACATTACAGGAGGTACCAAAATGGCAGATCGTAACAAATTCGAGGAAATGCTCGAAAAATTGGTTAACGAAGATCGCAAAGGTGCAGAAGAACTGTTCCACGAGATCGTAGTTGAAAAATCAAGAACAATTTATGAAAATCTACTTGAAGATGACATGGAAGACTTAGACGTCAACGAAGCATCTAAAGATGACGAAGAAGACGACAAAGACGAAGATGAAAAAGAAGTAGATGAAGCATCAGATAATGATGACGAAGAAACTAACGAAGCAACTGACGAAGATGAAAAAACTGACGAGTCTAAAGACGAAGAAGTAGACGAAGCATCTAAAGACGAAGAAGTTGCTGAGGAAATTCCAACAGAATTAACACCAGAAGGTGATGACGACATGGGCGGTGATCCAGCAGACGATATGATGGCTGACATCGAAGATGGCGACGATGAAGACAAGCCAGAAGGCGATGAAGAAATCGAAGACCGTGTTGTAGACCTTGAAGACGCACTTGACGACCTTAAAGCCGAATTTGAAAAAATGATGGGCGACAAAGGTGAAGAAGGCGACGAAGGTGAAGAAGACTCAGAAGCACCAATGGATGACATGGGTGACGAAGAGAAGGAAGACGAGGCATTTGAGCCTGCTTCCGAACTTAGCGTAGACGAAGTACCTGCATTTGAAGGTAAAAAGTCACAAGCAGAGCAAATGAGAGAGTATGTTGAAAAAGTTGCTTCTCCAAAAGGCGAAGATAACAAAGCAAAATCTCCAGTTGCTGGCAAAAACGACATGGGCGGCACAACTGCTAATATCGCAAAAGGTTCTGCAGAAGAAAAAGGTGGTAAAGCACCTTCTCCTAAAGTAGAAGATCATGGAAACGTGAACGTACCGGGCGGTAAAGCATCTAAGTCAATGTCAAACGCTAAAGCGGCTGATAA